ATCACAGGATTATTTTCAAAGTCGATGCCGAGCTGTTGACCATACTTGCGATAGTTGGTACGGCCGGTCAGCTGAATGGGGCCACGGCCTTTAAATCGCTTTCCATCCCCTGCCTGCGTATTACCTAGATCCTTTCGGCCTTCATAAGCTGCACCTGATGCAATTTCTTCCATGTAGCGGAAGTTACCAGACTCATGCGCAAGCTGTGCAAGGAAGTGAATAAAGCGAAGTGAGTTGTCTAGGATGCCATAGGTACGCATGTGAACATTGGCGGCAAGTCCGAGTTCTTCAGCACGCGCTTGACTGGCACCTAGTTTTTTAAATACTGCAGTCAAGGTGCCACGGCCAATAATGCCGTCATCGTGCACACCTACTGCTCTTTGGAGCTTCTTGATATTCATGTGTCACCTTTAGCTTTAGGCTGCGCAATCTTACGGCCAATGTACGCCAGTGCCGGTAAAATCACTGAAAGTAAAATAGCATGGTATTCAGCAGGGATAAGCTGTGTATTAATGCCCTCTTGAATTAAAACAGGAAGCACACCCAATAAAAAAGCTCCGATAATTGGGAGCTTTACAGATAAATATTTCCAGACGTTTTCGGGGATGAGTTTCATTTTTCCTCTCTCATGTTTCGTTCATAAAGTTTGTTGCGGATTTCTTCAACTGTTCTTAAAAGTTGGTCAGATTGTTTTTCAAGAACTTGGATTTTTTGACTATTCGCCATTGCTTGCGCATTCACGGTGTCAGTTTTAGCAGTTTGATTATTCCAGGCAGCTGCAAATACACCGATGATGGCAATGCCGCCCCAGCGAACCAGATTAGTAACGCTATCAATCTTAGTTTTACTTTCATGCAGCACCCGGATCTGCATATCAACTTCCTTATGTTTGACTTCAGCATCCACTCGGATTTGCTTCATCTCATCTCGAAGGCTTGATTTTGTTCTATCCAAATCATCCTCAAGGTTTTTCTGGATCTTTTGCACATTGCTATCAAGGTTTTGTTGTTTCTCTTGAAGTTGATCGAACTGCATACTCATACGGTCAATTTTTTGCGGCACATCTTCGAGTTTTCGCATTTCCTGACGCATCTCTTGGCGCAGTTGGCTGATACTTTCTGATATCGCAAGTAGTTGTCCGGATGTGGCTGCAGGTGGATCAGACAAATAGTCGTTGGACATTGCGCCCCCCCCGATTTTGATAATAAAAAAGCACCCGAAGGTGCTATAACTGGACTGCTTCCACTTGCTCTTTTGTTTCGACATCAAAGATTAGTTGTCTTGCAATGCGCCCTCTTTCGTGAACGCTTGCAATGTGGGCTTGCAATGCTGCATAAAGTTGCTGCAACTGTGATGCTGTCAAATTAACAGTGCTGTTATCCGCTAGTGTCCAAACTTGATCCAGCTCAGCCGCAGCCGCGCCCATAATTCGACCCTGAGAAACCTGATCTGAATCATAAATGCCGTCCTCGAACTCAAACCCGCCAAACTCCAGTTGGTCGCGCATGGCTTTAATCTCGGCCCATTTTTGGGCTTTGATTTCATCAAAGGTGCGAGGGTCGATCCACTCCTTTAGATCATAATTAAATATGTGGTAAGGGGATGGCTGGGTGGGCATTGCTACCCAGCCATCCTTGTAGTACATATTTGACCCAGGAGGGTCTTCAACCGCAAGACAATCTACCGGAGTATTTAGTATCACGATCTCATCACTAGCTTGAATCGTAAAAAGTGGCTCACCAGATCTCGAGATGATTGCGGTCATTTTTTAAGCTCCAAAATACTTAGATTTTTTTCTCTAAAAGTTGGGACCGGTGATGCGCTGGCTTTTTTTGCCATTACCCCGGCTGGAGCGGAGGGTATCCTGCCAAACGCCGCTTTGATTGAGTAAGTGCATAAACCGGTCATAGGTCCATCGATGTAGGCAACAATATTATAAATACCGCCGAAATCTAAGTATGAATTTGACGTTGTGCCTGATTTGTTGGCGGGAAAGTAAAACCTTTTTATTTCCAAATTGTTTCTATAGAGGATTAAGATTAAATTACAATAACTAAATATATTGCTATTTACGGTTCCTCCTTGCTCCGCGTAAATCCCACATGGCTCAAGCGTTATTGATCCATCTACCCGACATTTACCACCAGCCCTATTCATGCTAACCGCTATAAGTTGCCCAAAACCGTCTGCCCATGTTTGTATGGAATTCTCGTCGGTAGTTTCGTGGGCGCCATTATAAGAATGAACTGCTGTATTGGTTACCCCCACTGGAACGGTTACAGCTTCATCTTGAATTTTTAAAGTATTAACTGCCAAATCTGCAATCTTGCCTCGCGTCACCGCCAAATCATCAATCTTCGCTGTCTTCACCGCCAAATCTTCAATATGTGAAGTTTTGACAGACTGATAGTCCATCATTGCTGATTTCAAGTAAGCGGACACCGGAAACACTGTACCCGTCACCGGATCAGTGAATGGTGTATTGCGGAATATAAATGGGTAATAACCAGTGCTATTCCCTGAACCAATCGCGAAAGAATCAAAGTTCAAAATGAAATTAGACTCTTTGCCATCGTTAGCTCCACCCCAGCCTGCCACCTTCCCATTTACGTCAAGCTTGATGTATTTCTGGGAATATAAGCCATCTACAGATTCACTCACATCCTGAATTGATGCGGTGTTTTGACCTACGGTTGTTTGAATGGTGCTAACTTGTGTTGCTGTAGCCCCCTGCTGTGTAGTCAAAGTATTAACTTGGTTTTGCACTGTCGCGATGTTTTGCGTTGCAGTGTTAGCCTTGCCGAGTGCATCATTTGCTGTGGCCTGAGATGTGGCAGTAGCTGATTGAACTGTGTCAATTCTCTGCCCTAATGCTGAATTAGCATCAGCACGGGCAATCACTTCAGCCTGAATAAGCGCTGTGTTATCTCCAATCTGAGCAACTGTAGTGTCAATACGCTGACTCAAAGCCATGTCATTTTCAATCACTGCTGATTGCAAAGTCCATGTGCCTGCAAAGCCTTCAGTTGAGCCAATCAGGTCTTCAGTTGATCCGATGAGCTTTGGATTAACCTGTGCATACACACCATCAATCTTTGTGGTATTAGCGCTGATTTTTCCTTCATGCTCAGCCACTTTTGCATCGGTTTGAGACAATGCACCAGTACTGGCCTTATCACCTAACTCTAATGTAATAGCATCAAGTCGTGTAGCATTGGCACCTGATTGAGTTGCAGCAACATTCGCAGTAGATAAAGCAGTTGCAGCGTTTTGATTTGCTGTGTCTGCTGTGTCGGCTGCCTGATTTGCTACAGCACTGGCTTGTTGTGCAAGACTTGCTGCTGAGCTTACATTTGTGACTGCGGTTTCAGCTTTAGTCAATGCGGTTGCGGCATTTGTTTTTGCAGTATTCGCATTGCCTTCTGCTGTAGTTACGCGACTATCCAGCGCTTGCACTGCTTGCGTATTTGCAGATGTCGCGGTTACCGCTGTATTCACCTGCTGCTGAACATTTGCGAGAGCTTGATCATTGCTACTTTTGTAGTTATTCAAGGCGTTTAAATTGGCAGTGTCACCACTTTGACGATCCGTGATTTCCTGCGTTAAGCCATCATTCAGATCATTTATAGCTAAAATACGCGCAGCAGTTTCAGCGTCAAGCTCGCTATTGAGTTGATCAACCTCAGTCTGCACTGCCGTGATATTGTCAATCAAATTGCCAACGTCACCATCCAAGCCTGCAATCGTGTCGATCTTATCAATCTTGGTTTGCAAGTCTTGGTGCAGTTGAAGCTCTGTAATTTTCCCCGATAAAATATCAAGTACAGCAGAGGCATCAGCAGATGTAGTCGCACTAACACGAGCAGACCATGGACCAATATTTCCAATCCGGTCAATCAGGCGACCACGGAACCAACGCGTTAAATTTGGCTGCATTCCCTGAATTTCATGCGTATCTGTTGGATAAGCAAATAAACCAAGCTGTGCAGCATTAGCACCGTTTGACGTGCTTGAGATCTCAATTTCCGTATAAGCGGTATCAAGTGCGCCAACCGCAGGAAAATTCCAGTTCAGGCGATACCCAAATAGAATTCCTGTTGCGGATATATTTGCTAAAGCTGGCGGTAGTCCTTGTTTTCCAGTCAGTGCAGTCAGCATTGAATAAGTAGGTAGCGAGGCTACATCGAACGCTGAAATCGCAGTGACACGCGCTTCATAATTACCGGAATAAATACCCTGTACTTCTACCGAGTTACTACCCGTAATTGGCAATTTAATCCAACTACCATCATCCTTGCGCCACTCCACCTGATACTTGGTTGCGCCTTGTGCCTGTGGCCAAGCAATAATCATGGTTTCAACAGATAGACCCTGTTGCACCATGCTTTCAGATGAGATTGATACAGACTCCACTGGTGCCTGAACAGTCGGATTAATGATGGAAATCGGACGCTCGTCAATAAAAGCACCGAAATCGATTGCATCATATTTAGCTGATTCATATTGCAAGCCAGTGATTGAAAACTGATGTTTGTCGTCTTGAGTAATACTCATGACGCGAAACTTCATGGTTTTCAAATCTTGCGCATCAACTGCCCAGACATTCTCTGGTGCAACAGAATCGAATGCAGTGGTCACAGTGATATTGCGCCCATTTACGGATGACACGATTCGAGCCTGTGCTTTTCCATCTTCACCATTCACCACTAGACGATCACCGGCACGGCACACCACATCATCACGATCTAAAGTAATGGTGCGTAAATTTGCAGAAACTTTAGAAATACGTCCGCCATTGGCACGACCTGCAAACAGTTCATCCGCAATCTCAATTACACGGCCCGGCTGTGGAATATAGCCATCCAGACCGACTTTAAAAGATACAGTGCGAGTTTCAAGTTGCTCGGATTTTAAAGCCCAAAGACCTGCACGCTGTGCCTGTCCTTCTGAGGTACAACCCCATGCATTAATTTCAGCCATACGCACGCCAAGTTTTGCAATAGCCGCTTCATCACGCACATACACATATTCAGTTTTGTAGTGATTTGCAGGGTTATCCCAAGCCACTTTTGCAACGGTATGTCGATCACGCGCACGGGTGCCTGAATATTCAAACATGCCATCGATAACATTGGCGCGAGTGTAGGTAAAATAAGTGTCTTGTGGAATATCAGCATCACAGACAATTGAGTTGCCGTCCCAGTATGAAATCGCACGGAATACACCTGCCAGTTTGCTGAGAATTACATAAGCATCTTCGGTGGATTGTAGATACACGTTGCAGGTAAAACGTGGCTCCTGACCACCTTTACCATCATCAACCATCTGGTCACAGTACTGTGCAAGGCGATATAAGGACCACTTGTCCAGCATTGCAGAGGTTAATCGATCACCCAGTGCATAGCGTTTTGATGTGCAAATGTCGTAATAAATCCATGCTGGGTTATTGGTGTAAGCGCGTTTGAATGTACCGTCCCACATGCCTGCATAGGTACGTGCAACAGGATCATAGTTTGATGGAACCTGAAGCTTGATACCTTTTAAATCAACTGCGACTTTTGCCACATTAGAGAAAGTTTCAGCGTCATATTGCAGGCCAAGCAAAGCGGTATTCGGATAACTGAGCTTTAGGTCAATCACTTCAGTCAGTGCATCCACGTACATCTTGTCACTGATATATTCTGATGTTGAGTTCGGTGTGATTCGACGGACACGGATCGTCCAGCCAGCATCTGCTTTGGGCAAATCAATCCGGTGTGAGCGCTCATAGTTTGCAGAAGTTTTGTCAGCGATTTGAGTATTTAAAACCTCAGTCCATGTGCCACCATCAGTTTGTAGATCAATCGCATACTGAATCACAATGCCTTTTACATCACCATTTTCAGCATTCTGCTCACGCAATGGTCCCCACTTAAAGCGCAAGCGGATTGCGTCAAGATCGGTATTGGTGACTGAGCGAACCCAAGGCGTATCAGACTTTAACTCGACGTTAATCGCGCTCTCAGATGAGATATCCGGAAAGCCTTCGATATGAGTCTGATCATTGGTGCCATGGCGAAAATCAGCCTGAACATCTTCAAAGTTCCAGCCACCTGCAGGGTTTTGTAGTGGAGTTTCTTCCAGATAAACCGATTGCAAGCCATTAGCTAGACCCTCCACTTCACCTTCAGACAAGCCATAGAGAATTTTAATATAGGTCTTGGACTGAGCTGAGTCTGGTGCAATTACCGCTTTTCTTGCCTTGCCTTCACCTGCCTTTGCGCCTTTAATTACTGCATTCATACTTTTCCCTAGACAATAAAAAAGGCGCTTATTGCGCCTGTGTTTAAATATTTACATTAAATCTTCAGGATATTGTCCTGCACTTGCGATAAAGCCACCAACTTCACGCTGACCATACAAAACTGGCACTGGATTACCTTGTGCAACTGTTGTGACTGCACCACCAAAGCCTTTGTTAGCCTTGTTGCCATCTTGGTTTTGGTCTTGGAGTGTATCCACTTGAGGCATTAGCATTTGTGCTATACCACCAACTGCTATACCTACACCTGCACCAATCAAGGCGATACCAAGACCAGTTGACAAGCCACCTGTAAAAAAACCACCAACAATAAGTGCTGCACCAAGTATCACCTGAAATACACCACCTGCACCCTTTACTTTCGGAACGACTTTAATCACTTTGGCACTGGTGCTCATGTCGAGTTCGGTTTCAGAGATATTTTGCTTATCCTGAAAAACTGCAAACTCTAAACCTTGTTCATGCGCATGCAGCATAAAGTGCTCAAATCCCGACACCTGCACACATAAAGCACGCATGGCTTCGCGGGTATTATCAACAGCTAAATGAAATTCTTTGCCGAACTTCTTGGCTAAAATACCGTATAACTTAATTTTTTTGAGCATATCGAACCACCTTAACGACTCGTTCTTGCCACTGTGGACCATAGATTTCACGCACAGATTTGCGGCCATACGGGTGATGTAAAATGATTGAGGAGCCAACACACGATTCTGTTTGCTCGGACTTCAATTCGGTCTGATCCCCAAGCCAAATCACGGCATGATTGACATGCTCAGTACGTCCGACTCGGCATAACAGCACATCACCATATTGCGGCTGATCCACCTCAATAAAGCCTTCTTTCTCAAAGTTATCAAGATAAAGTGAGGGATTCTCTTTAGACTCCCACCACAAGTCTTGACGCTCATAATCAGGAATGCTGATGCCCAGCTCGCGCTGATAAAAATCACGAACAATGGCATAACAGTCTTGTACACCGTGAATATAATTGCGGCCAACCAAAGGTGCCTTGTATCCACACGGTTCATAGACCTGAAATTCAATATCTGGATAAGCGCAAATCACCCAGGGCTTTTCATGCAATTCAATCTGAATTAAATCAACTTCAGATGCACGTGCTGAAGCATTCGGATGTGAATGCACATAAGCCTGAATTTCGCCCAAATCTTCAGCCTTAGCTAAATCCTCATGATGAATTTCAAACTGATCTTTATTGTCTGAAATATTGCGACACGGGATATATTCTTTAATCACAATCACACCGCAGCATTCATCCGGATAAACTTCAGTAGCATGTGCCTGGATTGCTTTTTTAAGTTTTGCGGTTAGTTTCATCACATTAAACTCGACGCTGGAAAACCACCAAAGCGGATTTCATTGTTGCGAATACGGCATGAAGACAGTCGGCCAGAGCAGCGATCTAGTGCAGGGTTATCCGTTGGCTCGTCTTTATCAGTAAACATGGCTGCACCGGTGTACTGACATTCTTCGCCACGATAATTGCCCATCGCACACCAGTGGCAGTAATTGGAAATCTGCCGGACTGGTATCTTCAATCCCTCAAAATCAATCGGATTTGAAAGTTCAAAAGTCACAGCATTGGCATTTTCAGAGGTCTTTTGCTCGATATACCAGAGCTGCTCTTTTGCTTCATTTGATGCAGTCGGAT